TTAATCGTTACAGAAGGTTTATGCTCGCACCAATATCTCTGATAGATTAACCAAGTTTCAAGCTCTTCAATAGCAGTTCTATCGTCTCTTGTAATACTCCCTCTAGGACTTTTAATAGGAAATGAAAAGACTGCGGTGCTATCAGGACGATATACCTCGTCTTCGACAGCCACTCCTTTGTCCTTGAGGAACTCGTAAAGAGAATCCTTCTTGTCAATTCTAACAGTCCGAATATAGTAATTGCTATGTCGAGAATGAATCCCAGAGGCACTATCAACAAGTTGAGAAACAGTACCACTAGGCTTAACACAGGTAATAGAAGCAGACTCAGGTACTTCCAGGAGTTTGGCATATTTTTTATTCGTTCTTCTAGCTTCATCTCTCATCTCCTCTAAAAATTGAGGGTCAGGATTAGCCATAAACTTATTATCCATAATACCCGTTAATGACACTCCTAACAACCTTTCTTCGGTAGTGTTTTTGTGCCAATCAGCAGATAAAAACTGAAACTTATCTAATGTAGATTGGAATGTACCTAGTATTGTTGCTAGCCTTACCTTTTCTAGTAAGGTTTCTTGTGTATCTTCTGCTCTAATGACCACCTCTGTTAGGTTACAGAATTGCTTATCCCTCAAAATTATCTCACTGCAAGGATTTGTCCCGTAGGCCATTGATTCTGAACGTCTTTTCCATTTAGCAGCTTGTTTCTGTGATGCTACCCTATTAAAAATACCACGTTCACCTGACTTAGATTTAATAAGTGACACCCACTCATCTAAAAACGTTTCCATATCAGGTTTCTCTGTATATGCAACTGAGTTATTAGCTAAACCTCTCCAAGGTGTTTGATCCTTATCAAACCAATTACCCATCTTAGCTTCACGCATACGTTTATCACTAAGGTTAGACAGTGAGATTAGAGCTGAACGTCTAACACCACCAACAACTACAATCTCCCCTATCATACAAGTAATATCATGTACCTCAATAGATGTTAGCTTACGTCCCCTAGCGTTAATGAAAGTTTCAGTAACAAAATCAAACAATCGCTTTAATGGGTCTGGGCCTGATGCTCTACCACCAAATGTTTTAAGTCTAGCACCAGCTGGTCTAACACGAGAGTAGTCAATGGTCGGTATGTCACCTTCCCATAAACTAGATAGAAGTTTTTTAAACGCCTTCGCCCACCCAAGTTTGCTGTCGCCAACAACAATAGTATCATCACAAGGATTAATACTTGATGGTATTTGTGGTAGCTTTTCAATCTCTTGTCTCTCACAACTAAATCCAACTCCTGTTCCGTTCATTAGAATGTATAGAGCTTCACTAAATGCTCTCTTGTTATTCATAGCTAAGTAACTACAGTTGTATGCTGCAATGTTATCTCTTTCACACGCTTCGCCAGCAGTCATAAGCAATCTCATAGATGGCATTACTTCTAGCTTTAATACAGCATCATGTATTCTGTCTATGTCTTTACCTAGCTTTGGTTGATGTTTCTTAATGAAGTCAGTTAGTCTAGTAACTGTCTCATCCCAATTTTCCCTACGTTTTAGTTCTGGTATGTATCTAGCGTAACGTGATACATGAATGAATCTTTGATAATTGTCCATTAGATCTCCTTTCGTTTATGATAAGTCAGATATATATGATTTATATCTTCCGTTCTTCTCTTTCTTCCACCCTTCTACAAGTAATACCCAATCTGCATCTCGTAGGTGTGGAGTGTATTCAGACTCTTCAATTTTTTTAATACGGGCATTAACATTAGAATATGACGTTACCTGAACCGCATGGGTCTCGCCTGTAATTGATATGCCTAGTATGTCAAAGTTCCAAAGGTCTTGCCTTTTAAATGCGTGAGCGTTCCAACGTTCAACTACTTTTACTAGAACATAGTCACCACTCTCTCTCATTCTTTTTAAAGTCCTTTGAGTAGGACTTACCTTGGCCATTAAGCATCTCCTATGTCGTCAATAAACCTGTCAGGGTCATTGGTTTTAGGTTTTTCTTTTACATCTTTACTCTCTGGCAATTCGTTACCATAATCATCTTCCTTATCAAACTGTCCCTCATTAGGATGCCCATGAAACAACGCATTCCAATTTTTCTCTAATTCCTCGTCTGATATGTTTTGTGGTCTACGTCCTGATCCTTTACCCATCTTCATTCTCCTCTTCTAGTTCAAAAAAATATCCGTTGTAACCCATTTTAGGTTCTGGTGGGTTAATCCAATCTTCATCTTTTCTTTCCATTATTCTGTTCCTGTAAATGTAGATTTAAATGTATCAACTCCTACAAAACCACATGATTGAACATCGCTTACTTCAAAATCAAAAGTGCTAAATTCATTTTCAGGGTTATGATTTAATGGCATATATAACTTGTCTTCTAGTTGACACATAGCAATCATAGCACCTTTAGTAGCACAGTTTTGATTATAAAAATCAATAGCCAATGGGCATGAAGTAAAGTTTGATACATAAGTTAAGTCCTTATATGAATCACTGTAAGAAACTGCTAACACAAATGGGCCATCTCCTACTTTAATTGTATCTGCTTTGGTACTAGATATAAACACTAATGAATACAAAGCTATAAGCATTATAGCAATTACTACATGAGCTAGTGCTGCTTTATATAAGTTCTTCCACTCTCTACGTCTTTTACGCTCTGCCTTTTGCTTTATCTTCCATATCTTTATTCTTTCTTGCTCTCTTTGGTAATTCATGAAAGCTTTATTCTTGTACCCTAAGTAACTCATTTTTTGTCCTCCAATTCTATTAATAAATCTATATAGTGTTTTGCCTTCTGTAGATCCTCAACACCATTCTTATCTTTATAACGAGTAACATATTTAATAACGTTACCTTGTAAATAAGACAGATTGTTTTTGTTAATATATTCAACAGGTTGAATGGCTAATTTAGAATAATGGTTGCCACCTACTTGTTCTTTAAGTGCGTTAACAGTTGCCCCTCCTACATCATACTGATAATCTACTTCGTCTACTAAATTCATAACTCCTCCATTAGTCGTTTATGTAATTCACGTTGTGTTCCGTAACGCTTTTCCCATGTTTGCTTACCTATGGTATGTATGCCTAACTTTCCCTGGTGATGCGTGTGACATAATGGTATCATTTCTGCATCCTTTAACCCAAGTCCAGTCTTATCTCTAATGTGATGTATGTTGCATGGTGGTAAGTCATCCTCCTCACAATACCACCTACATACAACACAACCAAACTCTACCATCTTTTGCATATGTAGCTTCTCTGCTTTAGTAGCCATTAAACTATCTTGCCTATCCATTTACCATCCTTAATTATCATAGGATGTATTCTAGGTTGCCCATCTACAATCACTAATGAAGACATAATAAATCTGTCTTTAAAGTTGCGAGAATAAGAGAACGCAAGTGAGTCTTGGTTAGTTAAACACCCTGTCTGTGCGCCCCATACTAATTTATCAGGGTTACTAAAGTATTGAATACTTGCTTTACTATGGTAGTGTCCTTGGACACAGTGCATACCATATTTCTGTGCTACCTGAAGTACGTTAGCGCTCATGCCATGTGTAAAGAAACACCTAGACCCATCGTTAAGAGTAACAGTTAAGTCTTGTACCCACTTCCAACCTTTACCAACACCCAAGAACTCGTTGTAGTGTTTAAGATAAGCTTTTGGTAAACCATACTTCAATGCTCTTCTGTACACTAACGATGAATGATTAGAGTCAACCAACGTCATATCCGGGAATATCTTTTCTAAATCCTTAACGTGTGTCTTAGCTAACTTTAACTCATCACCAGCACTAGGTAGGTCAGGGTCAGAGTCGTGCATACTAATTGCGTGTTGATCTAACTCATCACCTATGTTTACTACTAGGTCAAAGCCTTTGTACTTTTTCTTTAACGCTCTAAGAAAAGCAAAAGATTCTTTGTGGTGATATGGTATATGTAAATCACCTATTACCATCACTTTTTTATACTGCATCTGTATCCTCCTTGTAATTGTTTATACGAGTTCCTATCCATTTCATTACAGGCACTGCCATGCTATTGCCCATAGCTTTATACCTTGGACCATCAGGACAATTCTCTTTAATGTTGGTGTAATTGTCAGGAAATCCTTGCAGCCTTTCACACTCAACAGGTGTTAATCTTCTTACTGCCATGTTAATCTGCATAACTCCATCACACCTTCCACCTTGACCGCCACGAACCAAAGTACCCATTTTATTTACATTTGGATTTAGTTCTGAATCCCAAGATATAGGAGTATGTGCTACACCATGAACTCCTGTAGCATTTAATGTGTACATAGGGCCGTTTTCAGTAAAGCCATTTCCATTACCTCCGTTAAGAGGTTGCCTACCTATAGTGTTTTCTGCTAATGCAATATACTGTGAATCGGCAGTTGAATCATTACCAGGTCTGCTAAATCCTGCAGCACTAGATGTAAGTGTAGGTGCTTTGTCTGCTACATGAGTAACTAATGTTTTAGTGTAATGCCCAGCATTGCCATGTGTTCCAGCTGGTAAAGTAGACATTTTTCCAGAACTAGAATGAATAAAGTCCTGTTGATGTTTGCCAACTTTAATACCAAGAACTGGAATATGCCCTCCACCTGTACCCATAGCACTTGTCAAGGTTGGTGATTGGTTTTCTGCAATAGCAGCGTTTGGATGCTGACCACCTAATACAAAAGTCTCACTACCCCCACCTAAGACTCCTCCACTTGCTTTACTTGTTCCTCCAACGTCTGACTTATTGTATGCTCCAAAGCCACCCTCAATGTATCCGGGAGAGTCTTTCCTCGTCTGTCTGCTCTTTTTAGGATGCCACTGCAAGCTTTCGGACTCAAATAATACTTCTGCGGTAGGCTTCCAGTCTCCAAGATGTCCGACAACAAAGACTCTTCTACGTCTTTGGGGGACTCCAAAGTTTTGAGCATCAAGCACCCTGTAGGATGCACCATACCCGAGTTCAGCCACCGCCCCGAGGAAGGAACCAAAGTCTCGTCCTTTGTTACTACTGAGGACACCTGGCACGTTTTCCCAAACGAACCACTTGGGTCTAAACTTATCAAGAATTGCACAAAATGTGAGGGCAAGATTCCCTCTTGGGTCTTCCATTCCTTTTCTGAGTCCAGCGACTGAGAATGATTGACATGGTGTTCCCCCAACGACAAGGTCAACTGATTCTTTTCCAAAATTCCACTCCTTATATTTAGTCATATCCCCTAAGTTTGGCACATTGGGATAATGGTGATTTAATACTTCTGATGGAAACTTCTCTATCTCACTAAAACCTAGAGGATTCCAACCTAATCCTTTCCATGCTACAGATGCAGCTTCAACTCCACTGCATACCGATAAATAATTCATATGTTCTCCTTTCAATAACCATATTGTGATACATCTAATGTAAATCCTAACTCAATTGCAAACCTCTCTACTTTATTTAAATACTCTACAAACTCTTTAATCGTTAGTTTAGATGTAGATGGAATTACTACCATCTCATCTCCTAACATTTCTTGCTTGTAAGATAAAAATTTATACTTCATAAGCTCGTGCATCTCACCTTCATCGTACCCAAGAAAAGAACCAAGCTCACCTATTAACGCCCAATACTTTTTGTTCTGCTGTGTGCTTCTGTTAAAAGCAAACGGCTTTACTTCTACTTCCCAAGCTTTAGATAAGTCTAGCTCACCAATCTGATGTCTTGCGTTCTCCACGTCCTCTTTGGATGTTATCTTCAATCTTATCATAACCTTTACTCCTATAAACTTTGTTATCATTAGAGGTTGCCTTAAACTCAACCTCATCCCCAAACACTTTCTTTACTTCTTTAATAAAGTCTTTAATCATCATAACTTTTCCTCCGTATATCTGAAGTATTGTGGTTCAAAACTAAAACCCCACTTCGTTTCTATACCTTTGCCATGTCGTTGTTTAAGCAACCATACACTAGCCATCCATTCATTCATAATGTCTATATCAGGCATAACATTCATTGCTTCTACTTCTCTACCCTTGTTACGATGAACCGATATTACATTATCTACCAAGTTAGTTAAGTTAGCAGAACCAGCAACATCAAACTTACTAGCATTAGCGTTCTCATCGGCTGTCTTTCTACTGTGTGCTACAATAAATATATGCACATTTAAATCTCTTGCAGCAACTGCTAGTTTATTAGCAAAGGCTTTTTGTTTGTTAAGATCATCTTCATTAATACCACACTTCATAAGTGAGTCAATAACCATTAACTTAACGCCAAGTTTTTCTGCACAGTAGTAAACAACTTCAAGCACTTTATCTGCACTTGTTTCACCTTCAGGATCATACAAATATAAGTTATGTTCTAACTTACTTAAGAAGTCTTTTATGTATTCATAGTTTGGCTTTGCTTCTCCTGTTTGTTGTGTCATCCTACCTAGTGTTGCTTTAGGTAGCATTTCAAAAGAAGCAATCATTGTCTTCTCTTGTTTCATTAAACCTAACATACATTGGTTTAACCAAGCTGATTTACCATGTCCTGAATACCCTGTTACTAAAGTCACCTCACCCATTCTTATCTTGAAATCTTCTACTGTCTTTTTAAATGGCAGTTCTAAACCACCAGTTAAATCTTCTGCAAAGTATTGCTCTACTGCATCAAGATACTCAGATGGCCTTTTAATTTTAAGATGCTCACCTGTATCTCTTGTTTCCATATAACCTGAAATTTCTTTATCAGTTATAAGTATATCTTCTAATGTTTGTGCTGTCACCTTACACCTCCCCTAACCCACTTGTTATTTACTTCCTTATACTTTGTTACAATAGCATCAATGCCCCTTGCCCTTAAATAAGACCTAGCCTTAAATGCACCCATTGCCCAAGGTGTTACTAAGTAATCCTTAACACCACCTGAAACCTTATATACTGTATTCATATTCTCTCCTATGTTGGTGGATAGTGTAGGAATCGAACCTACTCAACCAGAGGTAATGGATTTACAGTCCATCGCAACTCTCCAACTTTGCCGACTATCCTTTATTTTGTTTTACTGTAGGCATCCCTTACGTTACCCACTGCTTTAAGTAATCTATTGTGATCCTCCTCGTTAAGAGGTTTACCTTTTCGTATATCTGCACTTGCTAAACCTATGATTAATACTTCATCTCTAATCATCTTTAATACTGCAAAAGGATTAAACTTATGTTTCTCTACTTGATATAACTGATTATCAGGTAGTATGTCTTTCCAGTCTAAACCAGCTGAATCTAAAATTGATTTAACATCACATCCGGCAAAGCAGTTCAAAAGTATCCTGTCTCCATCTCCTTGCTTAATACCTAGTGATGCGCTACCATCGTCATGAGCTGGGCAACGACACGAATACTGTCCATTGCCCGTTTCACGAACTCCATCAAATCTAGTTAAGACCTCCTCTATTAAAATGGTACGTCAGAACCCTCTACTGCTGCATTTCCTACATCAGCTTTAGGTTGTGGTTCAGATAAACGTCCACTTAAAAACTTGAGACCTGACTTAGACTCACGCACCCATGCTGCCATACGCATCTCTTTACCATTCTCCAACGTTACATTTCCTGTATAATCAGGCCTTGCATCGTTACCCTGTTTATCCACTTGCTTAAATAAGGCAAATGAATTTGTGTTGTCATACTGTTCAGCCATTTTTGTTTCCTCCATCTTTTATTTTAATAATCAAATCTTCGATACTAATATCAAAGGCTCTTATTTCTTCTTCCAAGGATTTAATAACACTGTCGTCCTTCTCGACTCTTACCCAATTAAGCCTTAACTCTGGTGGGAAATCTGGGTGGTAACTTGCAAAATAAGCATAGTCACTTTCTGTACATTGAATCTGATGTTGCACCTGGTAAACATAATTTTTAGGCATAGTATCAGACATTAAATTTTTAGCATGAGTGGCATGAGTCGGACATTTGATTTCCAACACTGCATTCTCACCTCTAATCAATCCATCAGGACTTGCTGATGTATTAGGTATAGTTGGATGGTCAAAACTACCACAGAGGGCTACCTCTTTTCCTGTTGCTGCCTCAAATAGTGTACGAGCATCAGGCTCTCTTTCCACACCATCTCTCATTGCTTGATTCATTACAACTGATGATGCTGATTTACCTGTAATTCGTTCTATTGCAAGCTCAAGTCTAAGTTTTGCTTTATATGTACTTTCGCCCCATTTAGTTTTACGCATTACATCACCTAACCTACTAGCCGTTATAACACCAAGCCTTGCTTTAAACCATTCTTCAGAACCTTGAACTAACTCTTCATTGCTCATAGTTTAAAATCCTCCTTTTGTTGTGTAACTGCATTAGCTACTTCGTCTGCTGATGCTAGGCTTGTGTCTATTCCAATACCATACATACCTAAAGCACGGCCTATTGCAGAAGTCTCACAGTTTTCTATGTAAGAAGTTTTGTTAATAAAACTAGAACCCTCTTTTTCATAAGCGTGGCCATTAGCAACTAACACTCCATCTACTATAACTTTAGCTTGGAACATAACCTGTCCATCAGCATTAGCCATAACTTGTGTAAGAATCTGACCTTGAGGATGTAGCTTTCTAAACTCTTTTACACGCTCATTTACTGTGATGTAATCTTTACCTTGTATCTGTATCTTTTCCATAGTATCTCCTATTTTAAGTTATCGTAAGAACTCTTACGTTTTGGTATTAATGTATCATTATACTTTTCATTCTTTAAGTATCTAATAGGGTCTGATATACCACCATTAAACTCATCTTTATCTAAACTATCTATATACTTTCTATATAGCTTTGTTTTACTTAAGATCATCGTTAGGGTATCTAATGGTTGTTTAGTCCACCATACTAACGATTCTTTTTTAGTAGCTTTAGTACCATTTCTATCAGGGTAGATTTCCCAAAAAGAATTAAACAATATACTCTTCTCTTCTCTACTCTCCTCTTCTCTAGGCACACTACTTTGACATTCTGCTAGCGACTTTGACATTTTGCTAGTAACAAGTATAAAGCCTGACAATTTATCAAAAGACTTTTGCAATATGTCTGCTTTTTCCCTTAACCTCCAAGCAATTTCAGGAACTTCAGGTAATTTACCTTGGTTTTCACAAGCTAACAACCAACATTTGATTAGTAATAATTGTGCATCATTATCTAAACACATAAATTCTTGATTGTCTAATAAATCAGCATATAACTTAATCCATGTCATTTTCCTACCCTCCCTTTTGTCATGTTGGAAGTCATGCCAGTTTTTAATTTCGTAAACTAGTTTGTTAATATTAACCACTATTGCTTCCTCCTATGTTGTATATCTTCCCTGTCCCTTACCCAAGCGGTAACAATCTTTTCATGCTCTTCAGACATTAAAAACATTGCAGTTGAGATCCCTAATGTATCAATAAGTAACTCAAACTGACTTAATGTTTCGTGTGTCCACATCATTTCCTCTTCGTCCCTAGGCTGCCTAGTACCATCCTCGTCAACCCAATCTACATCTAACTCATCTGTCATATTTACTCCTCCTTACACTACTAATAAAGAATTTATAATTTCCTCTGCAACACTATGATTGCAAAGGAAAAAATAACGTGTTTTTAGACTTCACTTTTTGACTAATAACAACCCATTGAAGAGTTACAAATAGTCAATCCATCATCGTAGATAAAGGTGTTTGAACCATCATCCTTTGGTACGACAAAATACTCAATGTCAGAACCTGAATTATCACCCTTAACTACATAGCCTGATTCTTCAGCTCCCTTAATGATAACTAACGAGCCATCACCCTTCCAAATAGTATTAGTATCTGACTTTGATGGTGTTGAATCAAACAATCCAGGGCCACCAAATAAATCGTCAGCCTTTGCCCTTTCAATCATTAACCAACAAAATACAAATAATACTACTACCATTGTTAATGCGTGTAATGGTGTCTTCTTCATAATCAATCCTCCTCATTCTTTGTGTTAATAATACCCTGAGCCTTTTCACCATGTAATTCATTGGCTAATACGTCCTCTAGGGCGTTTCCATAGTATGTGATTGGTTCAGGAGTCCACTTACCATCAACTTCCTTTGCAGACCCCCAAGACTCATCTTCTCCAACGCGACCTGGGTGCATGATCTCACTTTCCTGTACAACTAAATACGCATCCCAAATACGCTTTAAACATTCTTCACGCTGCTTATTCTGCCCAGCTAACTTGGTAGGACGATTGTCAGGGTATTCCTTACCATTTACAACCTGTGTATGCTGATAATTCTGTGCCTTTTCTGCCAAGTTTGCAATACGTTCTAATGTTACATGAGGTGGAGCATTGCGCCTTGTTAAAAAAGAAGCATACTGCTCTGCCAATACTGCTAACCCATCAAGATACCCACGAGCGTTTACTGCCTTACGATGCTTCATACTAAACCTCCACTTAAAATACCCCAGTTGTCAAACGGAACAATTGCTAATGTAAATACAACAATCCAAATTCCGGCAATTACTGCAATAGCGTGCCACTGTGTCTTATCCATCGAAAGCTCCCTTAAAGTTAATGTTGTTTGATGCGTACTTCATGAAACCTGTCTTTAAAACCATTTCGTTAGTGTCGTCATCAGATACCCACTCACCACCCTTTAACTCTTCAAATACAGGTAAGTTAAATGACATCACAACTTCTTCCTTTTCGTTCTTTGTCTCAAAAGGCTTTACAACTACCTTCCAATTAGTAACGTAGTATAACTCTTCTACATCTCCCTTCTTTACTAAGTCGTATAAGAACCCAGTCCACTTGTCAACTAATCCAGTGTGCGTGATGTCGCTACCATCTTCAATAGCTACATCTACAACATCGCTGTCAAATACTGCTTCAGCAAACTCACCATCTACTGTTACGTTAGATGTCATCATACCACCAAGGCGAGCCTTTACTGACTTGTCGCCATTGTTGTAGTTATCTACTACAGTTTCACCTGAGTTAAGGATAGTTCCCATATCTTCAGGATCACCAATGGCCTTTTCCATTTCTAACTCACTTGCAAAAATCTTACTCTTAAACATTTTAATCTCCTAAAATAAACATTCACCACATTCTAATAAAGACTTCTTATATAAGTCACGCTGTGTCTGTGGCTTAATACCTGTGGCCTTAACTGTCAAATTGTTACGTTCTGCAAAATGACGTGCTTCACGCAATGAAAGGAACTTGCGAACCTCCCAATCTCCATCCATTGCTACATGAGTCCATAAACGTTCCATAACTTACTCCTTGTTGTTTACATACTTTTCTAACCCATCCTCGTATGTCTTTGAAGTATACTGTAAATCAGATTCAGGGTCAAGCTCCTTAACATCAGACTCGATATTTAATTCGTCTGCTAACATTAAGTTGCCTAAGTAGATCTTCTCATCGACAGTCAACTCAGAGATT